ATTTATCCACGGCTGATGTGATTGGCTACGGTGGTGCGGCTGGTGGCGGTAAAACAGATTTACTCGCAGGGCTTGCGCTGAATGTTCATAAGCGTGTGTTGATTGTTCGTCGTGAGAAAGCACAGACGGACGGTATTGTTCAGCGTATTGAGGAAATTGTCGGGCATAAGAACGGATTTAACTCTCAAAAGTCTGCATGGCGTTTGGATAATGGCCGTCTTTTAGAGTTTGGTGGTCTGGACAACATCGGGGATGAAAAGCGTTGGCAAGGTCGTGCGCATGATCTCAAGGCACTGGATGAAGCCACAGAGATTCGTGAATCACAAGCACGCTTCATCATGGGGTGGAATCGTACCAGCGACCCAAGCATCAAGCCTAAATGCCTTCTGACCTTCAACCCACCAACAACAGCCGAAGGGCGTTGGGTATTGGATTATTTCGCGCCATGGTTGCAGAAAGGTTATCCAAATCCTGCACAACCTGGCGAGCTTCGTTATTTCGCAATGATCGGTGGTAAGGAACAGGAAGTTGCGCGACCTGAGCAGTTTGTTTTGGTTGATGGTGAACCTTGTTATGAGTTCGATCCAGAGCAATTTAAGCCTGAATTTATCATCAAGCCTAAATCACGAACCTTCATTCCTGCGCGTGTCACTGACAACAAGTACTACATGGAAACAGGCTACATGAATACTTTGCAATCCTTGCCTGAACCTTTGAGGTCTCAAATGCTCTACGGTGATTTCGGTGCTGGTATTGAAGATGATCCATGGCAAATCATTCCGACTGCATGGGTGGAAGCTGCTCAGGCACGTTGGAAGCCATACGAAGAAATGCGTGTATTGAATCGTGGTGTCTTTGAAATGGATTCATACGGCTTGGACGTTGCACGCGGTGGACGTGATGAAACAATTGGATATGCACGCTATCAATACTGGTATGCAGATGCAGATTTATTGGCAGGTGCAGATTCACTTGATGGCCCACGTGTTGCTTCGTTTGCCGTCGGTAATACCCGTGACCATGCGCCAATTCATATTGATGTGATTGGTGTCGGTGCCAGTCCTTATGACTTCCTCAATCAATCAGGCATTCATGTTGTGCCAGTGGATGTACGTCAATCAGCTACATCCTTCGACCGTTCAGGTCAGTTGAGTTTTTTTAATCTACGCTCACAGCTTTGGTGGCAGTTCCGCGAAGCCTTAGACCCTGCGTACGGCAGCATTGTTGCACTTCCTGATGATCCTAAATTACTTGCAGACCTGACTGCACCACGTTGGTCATTGCAGGGTAAAAACATCAAAGCCGAATCACGCGAAGACATTGTGAAACGTATCGGGCGAAGTCCTGACCGTGGCTCTGCAATCATCATGGCGCAAATGGATACACCTAAGCGTCACATCATGCAGATGGTTCACGGCTCTAATGCACGTCGTGCATATGATCCATATGAGTAGTGTCAACAGGAAACAGGGTTCTTGTGCATAGGCATTGCCATAATGCGGAAAGCATAAATGCAGATTGGAGTGAACAAAATGTGTGTAAACAAAGTTGTGGATTTGGCTGGTGGTTTATTGGGTGGTCAGATTGGTGGATTACTTGGACTTGATCAACCCAAGGTGAAGGTGCAAGCACCGCCAGCGCAGCCCACTAAACAGGAAAGCAAGGCAGCAGATTCATCGGCATTGATTGATCGTACGCAACAAGCTCAGAACTCAATGTCTGGTGGTATTGCAAACACGTTATACACCGACACAACAGGCGTAAGTGATGAAGATTTGCGTTTAGGTAAGAAAACTCTTTTAGGTCGCTAATATGAACGAAGATGCAATCAAGAAACTTAAAAAGCGTTTCGATACAGTATGGCAAAACCGCGTCAACGATTATGACGATCATTGTGCTGAGATTGCATTGCATGTTTTACCTGTTGCGATTAAGTCAATCAAGAATCAGGAAAAGCATGATCGTTCAGCATGGCGCAAGATCGTAGATAACACAGGCAAGGATGCATTGAAGGTTCTTGCTGCAGGTATGTTGTCAGGAACTATGTCACCGAGCCGCCCATGGTTTGTGATTGAAGCGTCTGATCCAGAGCTAAAGAAAGACATTCAGGTCAAGCAATGGCTTAAGGATTTGCAAGACGTTTGCTATGCGACCTTTGCGAAAAGCAACGTGTACCGCACCATGCACAACAACTACCTGCAAGAAGGTGCTTTTGGTACGTGTGCAGCACTGGCACCACGGTCACCTGATGCTGAACTCATGGACATGATTCCAATGTCATTCGGTGAGTTTGCAATCACGGTGGATCAGTTCAATAAGCCGAATGGTATCTATCGCAAGTTCAAATTGACTGTTGCCAATATCGTGAGTCAGTTCGGGATTGATAACGTATCCGATACGGTCAAATCAGCTTATGAGAATGACAACACTGAACAGGAATACACCATTCATCATGCGATTTATCCGCGTGAAGGTGCAAAGGGCTACGGTGCTAAAAACATGCCTTTTGCTTCGGTCTACTTTGAAGAAAAAGAGCAAAGCAAATTGCTGCGTGAGAGTGGACTATTGAGCTTTGAGGTGATTGTAGGGCGCTGGACGGTATCAAGTAGTGATGTTTATGGTGAATCACCTGCAAGCGATTGCTTAGGCGATTTACGTGCATTGCAGAAAGGGCATCAACAGATTGCTAAGGGTGTGGATTATCAAGTTAGTCCACCAATGTTGATGCCGTCATACCTGAAAGGGCAAGAGAAAGAAACCTTGCCAAATGGTATTGCTTACTACAACCCAAACCCAACAAGCCAAGTCGCACAGGTTCAGCCGATGCTGAATGTGCAATTTGATTTAGGTGGTGTGAATACCATTGTTCTGCAAAACCAAGATCGTATTAATCGTGCCATGTACAAAGATTTGTTCTTGATGCTGGATCAATACGACAAGGGACAAATGACCGCTACAGAAGTGTATGAGCGCAAATCTGAAAAGATGCTGATGCTTGGACCAGTAGTGGAACGTCAGATTGATGAATTACTGCGTCCACTGGTTGAAATCTGTGTAAGTCGTGTTTTAGAGACTACACAGTTTTTACGTGATTCAGCACCACCACAAATCCAAGATGCAGACCTGAAAATTGATTTCGTATCGATTTTAGCAATGGCACAGCGTGCTACTGGTGCATCCAATCTTGAACGCATGCTGCAAATGATTTCTAGCGTTGCACAAATCAATCCTGATGCATTGGATAAGTTTGATACGGATAAATATATCGATGAGTACGCAGACACTATTGGTGCATCTCCTACGATTTTCCGCAACCAAAAACAAATCGACCAGATTCGTTCTCAGCGTGCGCAGCAACAGCAAATTGCACAGCAACAAGCTTTGGCACAGGCACAAGCTGAAACTCAGCAAAAGCAAGCCAGCACAATCAAAACAGTGGGTGAAACGGATGCAGAGGCATTAGGCAACCTTGCGATTGAGGGAGGCATTGTTTAATGAACCGTGATAACGCCAAAGAAATTCAGAACGAGCGCGAGAACGAGCTTAACGATCTGCGTTCAATTCTTGAGACAGATAGCGGCAAACGCTTCTTACAACGCTTGATTAATCGTGCAGCAATTTTTCAACCAACTTACGCCAGTGGTGCCAATCCAAGTGATTTCGCATTTATGGAAGGCCGTCGAGAGATGGGGCTTTTCATCATTGGTGAAATCACTCAAGCAAATTCTGACGCATGGATTGCCATGCAAAGTGAACATTTCCAAAAACTTAATGCATTAAATGAGAAGGTGAGCCATGAGCGAAACATCAAACAATCAAACAACGACTGATACTTCGACCACAACAACAACCTCAGCACCTGGTGCAGAAACAAATACGCCTGCAACCACCACGGTAGAAACGCAGCCTACAACCACAACTGCTGCTGAACCAACGACCACAACAACAACTGAACCACAACAGCAACAAACACTGTTAGGTCAAGAGCAACCAGCCGAACAGCCTATCGTTTATGCGGACTTCACCATGCCTGAAGGTTTTGAGTTGAACGGTGATGATTCAAAGGTTCTTCAGGAGCTTGGTCAACAGTTCAAGATGCCGCAAGAAGCATTGCAAAAGCTTGTGGACATGGGTGTTCAGATGCAGCAACGCCAAGTGCAAGAACAGCAAAAAACCATTGCTTCATGGGTGGATGCAGCGAAAGCCGATCCTGAATATGGTGGGGATAAATTAGAAGCCAACCTGTTGACAGCGCAAAAGGCTTTCACCTTACCGCGTGGCGACAAAATCTCTAAGATTCTTCATATGAGTGGACTTGGTAATCACCCTGATGTGGTTGGCTTTATGACTGAGGTAGGAAAGCTGTTGCAACCTGACAGCATCACCACAGGCAAAGGGACAAACACAACAACGCCAAGTCTAGGACAACTTTGGTATGGCGATAAATAACTAACAGAGGGCTTAATATGTCTGTAATCGCACAATTACAACCAACCTTGATGGATCTAGCTGCACGTTACGGACAAACGCCCGAAAGTGCGGTTATTGAAATCCTAACTGCAAGCAATGAAATGCTTGATGACATGGTATGGATTGAAGCAAACGACGGCACAGGACACAAGACAACCATTCGTACAGGCTTGCCTAAGGGTGCTTGGCGTTTATTGAACTACGGTGTTCCTGCTGAGAAAGCAGCAACTGCTAATATTCGTGACACTTGTGGTCTTTTAGAAACTTACTCAGAAGTTGATAAAAAACTTTATGAAATGGAACAAAACCCTCAAGAATGGCGTGCAAGTGAAGATGCGGCATTCGTTGAAGGTATGGGGCAAACCATGGGTGAAACATTACTCTATGGTAACTCGCGTGATACGCCTGCGGCTTTCACTGGTTTTTCCCCTCGTTTTAATGACATCGCACAAACCAACCCTGCAAATAAACGCAACATTTTAGATGCTGGTGGTACTGGTAATAACAACACTTCAATTTGGTTTGTGGTTTGGCACAAAGATACCGTTCACGGTATTTACCCACGTGGCACCAAAGCAGGTTTGCAAATCCGTAACTTAGGTGAAGCAACCAAAGAAGAATCAGGTGGATTAATGCATCAGGTACTTCGTACTCACTTTGAATGGAATGCTGGCGTAACTGTTCGTGACTGGCGTGCGATTGTTCGTATTGCCAATATCGACGTTACAGCATTGACCAAAGATGCAAGCGCAGGTGCTGATCTATTCGACTTACTCGCACAAGCTGCTGAGTTATTGCCACGTAAAACTTCTGGTCGTGTTGCTATCTATGCAAACCGCACCATTTCATCATTCTTACGTCGCCAAAGCGTTAAAGGATCGAATGTGCGTATTACCACTGATGAACAAGGTGGACGTACTGTGACTAAATTTGACGGCATTCCAATTCGTCGTGTTGATGCTTTGCTTAACACTGAATCTCGTGTGGTTTAAGGAGCTGCTATGTTTATCGATAAATTATTAGTGATGTCGAATGATCAGGCTATTACAGCCACAGCGGTATCAACAGATACGCTAGATTTGCAGAAAGCTTCAACTAGCGTGAATCGCCTTCCAGTGTTGGTGCGAGGTAAAAACCTTTCACCAACTACAGCAACCATCACTGTACAGCTTCAACAATCAAACGATAACAGCACTTGGGAAACTGTTGAAACTTCTCGTGCTTACACTGGTGCAGAGCTTATTGCTGGCACAGTGGCAGAAGTCATGCTTCCAGTTAAAACGAAACGCTATGTACGTTTGAACTATGTTGTGGCGAGTGGTCCATTCACAGCAGGTACCGTGTTTGCTCACATTTCTGACCATCGTGATGTGAGTGCTGCTTATCCAGTTTATGCGGGGGCTTAATAAATGACTCAGAAGGAAGTACGTGCGAATCAAAAGGGTTTTTATAAAGACCGTTTGATTCAAGAAAATGAAGTATTTTTGGTGCCAAAGGGTGAAACTGCACTTTGGTTTGATGATGTTGCTGTAGCTCCTGTTGATACTTCAACCCCAACTGGTGGAACACAAGGTTCAGGTGAATCTGATCCAGATGATAAACCGCCAGTTTATTCACGCATGAACAAGGCAGAACTTACTTTAGAAGCTGCGAAGGCTGGTATTGAGCTGACTGGTGATGAAACCAACCCTCAAATCGTCGAGCTTTTGACTGCTAAAAATTCACAAAAATAAGCCAATCAAAGCCCGTATCAGTACGGGCTTTTCACTAATTGAATAAGGCATAAAGAGATGGAAAACCAACATCGCAAAATCAACGGTTATCGTGAGCTTTCTAATGAAGAAATTGAGTTGATGAATCGAATTAAAGACAAAGGTGCAGAGATGCTTGCATTGCAAGCAGAGCTTGTAGGGCGACTTGATACTGATTCAGAAGTCAAACTTGCTGATGCTCGTCGTTCAATTGAAGGCGCTGAGTATGAAGGCCGTTCATACACTGTACTCAATGGTAATTCAGATGAATGTCACGAGTACCGTCGATTTGAAGCAGCAGAACCGCTGCGCTGGGCTGCTATTGCTAAAACCGATATTCAAACAGGAATCATGGCTTTAGTCCGTGCGGTTGCTCAACCAACTAACTGCTAAAACAGGGTAAACCCTTATGAGATCAATTGTTGATCTTTGCAATCTAGCCCTGTCGCATCTTGCACAGGGCTATGTTGTTAATGATCTGAATGAAAGAACACCGCATGCAAATTTGTGTAATACCTATTACCCGGTTTGCAGACAAGAATTATTAGATGATCCGCACCAATGGACTTTTGCCGTTGGGCGTATGGCGTTGAATGTGGATGCTGGTTATACCGCACAAACTGCATTCGTTCTGCCAAGTGACATGATTCGACCATTTCAACTTGAATCAGGTTCACGCTTTTACATTGAAGGTGACCAT